ACAAATAATAGTTGAAGGTGCTCCTACTACAATATTCGCTGCTGTTTTTGACATTTTCCTTTCCTCCTTTAATTTTTTAATTGGTATCTAATACTGAAATATAATTCCTCTAAATAAAACTGCCTTTCTGGCAAAAAGTGAGAATCATATCCAGTTAGTTTAGACCAATATATCCAATAATCTGTGCTTCCTGTAAATAAAGTTGTATCTTGTATTAAATCTTGTTTATCTAATAAAGTTAATAATCTTGCTCTAATATTTTTTGCTTCCGCAGGGTCATCACTTGCAACGCTTAAATGCACTCTGTCCTCTGATAATACTTCACTATCAAGTGTACCCCATTCAGATGAATATAATATATAAGGCGCAGTTGGCTCTTTTAAAGGCACTTCCAAATATATTTTACTATCACTTCCGGAAGCCCCTAGTAAAGTATAAAGAGTTGAATCGGCTATTAGATAACGATAAACATTAGCTTCTATCATTTATTTGAACCTGTAGTTGTTATAACTCCAAAGCCTATTTTTAATGCTGCTTCAATTAAATTTTTTATGCGTCTTGCATTCTTTTTTAAAGCTGGAAATAAAAAAGGCTGCTCTTTTCCTGAACCATAAACCCATAAAAATTCAGTATCAAATCCGTGCCTTTTACCCCAATCTCCTACAAAAGCTAAATGCCTTTTCGCCCCATGTTCAACATATTTACCATATCCAGCATCTTTTGTAGGTCCAACTTTAGCTGTAACTTCATTTGAACTTTTTACTATATCAATTCCAATATTTTCAGATAAATTTTTTGTATCTTTAGGAGCTTTAACCTTTGCATCATTTGCTACAGAAACAGCAGCAACTCCAATACCTTTAGCTATTGAATTTGGAATGTTATTTTTTATAAGCTCCTCAATAACTTTTCTTGTTTCTAAATCACCTAATAACTCTATTGTAACACCGCTTTTTTGACCTACGGCAGCTCGCCCGCCTGTGTTTGTAGTAAACTTTTTAAAACTTTCTGCCATTTTAACTCCTATTCAACCTTTTCTAAAGCTAATTCCAAATGATGTGATTCTCCGCCTGCATTGGTAACTAATAAAATATTATAAGTATCACTACCTATAACAATTCTTGAATTATCCCAAGTTATATCTGTCCTATATTCTAAAAATAAAACATGCGTAACTTTATCTCTTATATCATTAGAAAATCTTTGTTCTCCGCCCATAGCACCGTCTAATCTGCACGGAACATTTGTCGCAGAATTAGCCCAAGAATCAGATTGATGCCCATAGGTTGAATCCTGCGTAGGAGTATTTGTTTGTATAGTGCAAGTAGTATTTAATAAAAATCCAATAACCATTAAACAATTTCCTTTCTAACATACATTTCAAGCATGGATAATATTTCAGAAGGAACAAATAATCCACCAATAGAAATATTCCCTTGACTAGACATTTTATAAGAATAATTCCCTATCCTTTCAGAATCCATGCCTATTTTTCCAGAATTTTTATAAATGTGATAACATAATAGAGCGCAAGCATATCTTAAATCATAAGGTAATGTAGAGGCTGAATAACCTGCTGTATATGTTATCTGATAGTTATTAACACCTAAAGCAAATCCTTGTCTTAACCAAATCATGCCTGTACTTCCGTCTCCATGTAATAAATAATCTGTATATTGAGTATAAGTTGTTAATGCTGAATTACTGGTTGTATCCCATAAAATTACAGATGTCAATGTTGTAACTGGATATTTATCGAGTTGTAAAAAATGAGTACCGTTTCCATTGTATTTTTCACTTGTATATGTGGCAGTTTTTAAAACTCTTTTAGTGTATTGCTCAATAAATTGTGAAGTTAAATTTATTAATGTATTCTGATAATCTGAATCCGTAACTCCTGAAACTTTACTTGACATTGAGGCTACATTATTAAAAGTTAATAATTCAGTTGTGCTTATCAATGCATTTGTATTTAAAGAAATGGACATTATCTCCCTCTCCCTTCATAATGAAATTCAACTGGTAAAGTTGAAGTAGTTACGGAAAATTGCCTCGTAGAAGAATTAGGATTTATAGTTTCCTCTATAACTACTCCTGACCTTAAATATCTTGAACTAGTAGTAACCATAGATGATACTGAATCCATATACATACCATTAGTTGAAACTCTTACAAACCATAATTCATAAACAGGATAATCAAAAGTTACCACTGTAGTTCCCGAAGATACTATTGAACCTGGCGTTACCTTTGTAAATAATTGCCCGCCATAAATGCTGGTATTAAAATAAATCAGACCAAATATTGCAATTGAAAAAACAATAATTTGTAATATTTTCATTTATACCTCCTGTAAATAAATTAATTATTTTCATTTTAAGTAGAGAGCCTGTAGATAGAGTAAATATCTACCAATACAGGCTCTCTTACAATAACTAATATCTTCTTACTCTATATCTTATACTATAAACATCAGTCGTTCCATCTCCTGCCGTATCAGGTGTCCATGTGTTATAAGTGCTATTCAAAGTACCATCATCAGTTGTAGTAGTTCCGCTATCATTTAACTGTGCTGAGATAATATCGCCACCGTCTCTGATATATCCACTATTTTCAACATTATTTGATAATCCAAGTATAGTCCCAATACCAATTTGAATCGTACAATCACCAGGAGAAGTTCCTGTTGTAACCCCTGTAAATTGCAAAGATGTTATATCAGACCATGCACAAACTCCTGAAGCAGAATTTGTCGAAAATGTAATAGTCTCTGTTTGTGATTCTCCTCTACCATCATAACCAACAATAGTTAGAGTTCCAGTTATATCGGAATCTTCAAAAGCTCCCGCAGTAAATGATGAAAGCACAACAACATTCATAGGCATAACAGGGTCTGTAATAGCATCAAGCCATGCAGTTGTACCAGTAACCAATATTGTTGTAGTTATTGTTACATTATATACACCTATTACATCAGATGCAGGAACATCATCGAATACATCAATAACATTCACAAAACCAACAGTAGACGTTATAATACCATCAACATCTAATGTCCCTGTTATATTAACATTTCCTACAGTACCACCGTCAGAAACACGCATTAAAACATTTGAACCATCAGTAATATCAACCTGTGCATCTGTAGAATTTATTATTTTTTCACCATTTTCAAGCGTAATATCACCTAATATTGCAGTATCAGTTGATACAGTTAGTCTAAAACTTGCAGCAGTATCACTAATTTTTCTAGATGTATTACCTAAATGAACACTCCCAGTAGTTCCTTCATCTGATATTTGAAAAATAGTATTAGTTCCATCAGTAAAATCTATTTTTGCATCAGTTGAATTACTAATTACTTCATCATTTTCTAATGTAATATCTCCATTTATTTCACTCCCTCCATTCATAATAGGAGCTGTAGTAAACGTCGCTGTTCCTGTAGTAACATTAAATGTATCAGTTACATTTTGAGTTCCATCTATAACAAGAACATTATCACTTCCAGAACCTGGGCTCTGGAAATAATTATCTACATTATATTCACCCGCAGAAAAACAAGGCATTGCTATAATTGATATTAAACCAATTAAAACAAATAATTTTCTTTTCATTACCTTTCACCTCTCTTTTTTGGTTTTCTTCCTCTTTTTGATTTTTTTTCTTCTTTTGTATCAGCTAACTTATCTTCCCTTTTGGAATCTTCTAATTTAGCCTCTTTATTTTCAGTAACCATTTCAGCATGACCTTCTTTAATCATATCTTTTGCTAAATAATCTTGAACCTCTACAACATCATCTTTTTTAAAAGATAATTGAGGCTCATGCGGTTGCTGTGCCCATCTACAATCTTGTAATATTTTTAATTTCATAATACCTCCTTTTGTATAATAAGGGGAGACAACTTTTAATTATCTCCCCCTATTGAATTAGATTATAGAGGAGATAGTATTTCTTTTTTCTTTAATGCAAAAACCTGCAATGTAGCACCACTCGACGTAGACGTTGAAGTTATTCTAACTCTAACATATCTCTTTGCACCAATATAACCTATAGATGTCAAAGCAGCACTTCCGTCGGTAGCAGTTGCAGCAGAAACAGCAGCACTTGCTTCAGGTGTACTTTGAGGAATCATATCGCCATCGGCTGTAGAAGCTGCATCTGATAACGCAGAATTATCACCCTCTTGAATAACAGGAGTATATGTTCCGTCAGTATATGCAGAACACATTAAATAAAATGTAACTCCACCGTCGTAATCAGCAACATCAAGAATCTCACTGTCTGTATTGGTATCAGTACTTATCGTAGAATTAAGTAAACATACTAACTCAAAATCACTTCTTATATCTCTTTTCGGCATTGTATTTGCCTCCTTTTTTAGTTTTTAATTTAAACAACTATTATATAGATGTTGCTAATTTTTGAATCTTGATAGCATCGTAATTCATAACCGCTCCGCCTGTTCTCTTGGTCGTATAAAGTTTAATATAAGGCTTTGAAGTTAATTCATCACGCACTATTCTATATCCAAATCTATCAACAACCACATATCCTTCTCGATAATCGCCATAATACATAGCTAGAGCATTGCTTGCAACTGATGCAACGTCATTAGCAAACATAACAGGATTACCAAGTAGAACTTTATCAGCACCTTCTGCCATAATTCTCGGATTAATCAAATACGCACCCTGTCCATTTTTAAGTTGCAAAATTGATGTCCAGTTAGCACGCTTTGTCAACCATTTAGCATTAGGCTGATATTCTTCTGCTAATGAATTTTGTAAATCAATTAATCCATTAGAAGTAAATGCTCCAGCAGAGCCAGAAGCCACTTGTTCAATTTTTCCTCTCTCATAAGTTCCATTAGTTGTCCATGCACTATATCCACCCATGCCTTTTGGTTTCCCAGAACCATTACCAGTTACAAATGCAGTGTTTTCTGCAATAGTTAAATCTCTGATAATTTTCTGCGTCGCCCAAGCTTCTATATCAAACCCTGCATCTTCTATCATTGTCTGCGTTAAATAAGGCATTGCATATTGTTCATGTGCATAAATTTCCAATTTTCCAATATTAGCAGTCGCAGTCTCGCTTCTTGTTCCTGTTTCGCTAACCCAACCTCCAGAAGTCATTTGATTATCGTCTATAACCATTTCAATACTTCCTGCGGACGTATTTATAACAGTCGCAACACTTCTGATAGGCGAAGTTTCAAATATTCTAGTGATTATTTTAGTTGATATTTCAGGTCTCAACCAATATCCACCCTGCGGATTAACTCCTGCTATCAATGCTTTACGCTGATATTCTTTCTGTTCATCAGTTAATCCCACAAAAGCCTTATCAACAAAACCAGATGCAACTGATTCAATAACATCCTGCGAAATAGGCTCTTTGCTTCTGAAATAGCGAACATACTCATTATGAGCTTTTTTATTTAATTCACTATCCTCACCTTTTCCGTCATTTAAACGATAAAGGCTTTTTTCCATTTGCTGTCTTGCCTCTTCTTCGGCAGCTAATTTCTGTTGCAATTTCTGAATTTCCTCTAAAGCCTTTGCAGATTCATCAGCATAATGTTTAGCTGCTTCGTCATGTTCCTTTTTAATTGCATCATTTCTTTTTTCTAATTCATCAAATCTCTTTTGTGCCTTTGTAGTATTTTCCAATACCTGCTCTAATTTTTGATTAAAATCCTTAATTTCTTCAGCCATGTTTTTCACCTCTCCTTTTAAATTTTCTCTTGAACTTTGATTATTTCGTTCAATAAACTATTAACTAAAAAATTATCAACTTGAAGATTCGCCTTTTGCGAATCATACTCTTTGCCTTGTGCTTTAGATAATTTTTTTAAAGCCACTATTACAGCCTTCACCTCCTCATTACTTAATCCTTTTTCGTGTTTTAAAAAATCACTTATTGTTTTTACATTGCCATTGTAAATATCTTCAATTGTAGTTTCTAAATCATAATCATCATCTTTTTGACCTGGACCTGGACGCCCAACCCTTCTCATTTGTCCGCCACATTTTGAACATTTTAAATCCTTACAATGTTTATCTGTTTTAATTTTATATCCACATTCTATACATTCACAACTATACTTTTTATCAGCTTTCACATCAACAATTTGAGCTTGCGTATTTGCAGGCTCGTCGACTAAACTAATTTCCCATAACTTGATTTCTTTAAGAGTCCTTATCCCTGTTTCCTCGTCTGTATCTGATTTTTTTGTAGTAAATCCAATTGACATATCCTTTAATACGCCCTGTTTCGCTAAAGAATAAAGCTCTTTTCCTGCTTGTACTTCAAGATTAATATGCCCCTCAACAAATAAACCCTTATCATTCTCCTCTAAAAATTCAGGCGGAAATCCACCTATTAAAGCCAATCTATAATGTTGATGTAACATTCTAACTTGTCTCTGTGATTTTCTATGGTCTTTAATTGTCTTTGTAAAAGCCCCTTTTGAGATAATGTCATTAAATCTGTCAATGTTTCCAAAAGTAGATGCATAACCCTTGATAATTCCAATAGGCACTCCGTTTTTTTCCTGCTGTTTTGTTTCCGTTACATTAAATTCAAAACTTTTATGCTCCATTTCCTTTACATCAATCTCATCTAAATCAATTCTATCATCTTCCATTTCATTCTCCTTATTAGAAGCAGGCTCAAATAAAATAGGTTTAAAATCATTATCCTTCAACCACTTTTTAGCCTCTTCAACTGTGTATTTATCTTTATCAAATCTTATAGCCTGCAATTCGACCTTGTCATTATCTTTTCTAATCCCCCAAATAGCATGAATACCTGACTTAAATTTATTATTTTCACGCCTAAACCTTTTATATAATTTAGGGTCTTTCAGACGTGCCGAATGTTCTCCTGGATATGGCATATTATTTTTCCTCTTCTATTTCTTTCAATTCCATTTCATAAAACCAGTCTAACCCATAAAATCCTTGACCATTTAAATATCTAACTAAATACATAAATCTTCCATTTGCTAAATTATCTTCTTGTTTAATATCAAGAATTTTAAGTCCTCCAGTCCATTCAACTTCTTGTCCAATTTCAAATTTAGGCTTTATTTCTTGTGTGTCATTCATTATTAACTCCTTGATTTTATTTAGTCAAAAACACCCTTTCGCACCTGCAATTACCAAACCAACTTGTTTTATTATTTCTTCTTACATTTAATGTTCCATTTTTAGAAACTTCAACACAATAAACTAAACCTTTATATTTAATTCTATTTATTTTAGTAATACAATAATATTTTCTATTATTCTCAAATATCCAATAACAAGGATGTTTTATATCATATATTCCATTCTTAAATTTTATTTTCTTTGCCTTATCTAATCTAAAAGAAGGATTCTTACCACATTTTATTATTAATTCTGCAATATCATCTGCCATTTTTTTTGATGATGTAAAAAACATTCTTTTTGGAGTATGATTAATTTTATTCTTTAATATATAACCATCACCCAAACAATATGAATCTAAAAATCTTTGAAGTGCTTCTTTGTGTAAATTTTTAAATATTGCAGGTATACTTTTTTCATAACTCTTACCTATTCCTTTTAAATAAAGAGCTAATTCTTGATTAGGTATGTATATCTTTCCTTTTCCTAGCCATACTTTTTTAAATAACTTTTTACATATACTCACAATTCTTTTATACTTTTCTGAATTCTTAATATTATCTTGCGATATAGCTATTTGCCAATTTGCTTTTCTTAATTTATTGCCACTTTTTGTTTTATATGTCCCAGTATCAGCATATAAAACATTTCCCTCTGATAAATACCAACCTAAAAATTCCATAAAATCCTCAGAGTTATATTCTTGGTCAATTTTTATAGTATCTACTTTAGGAACATTCCATATAAAAGATTTTGGTATAAAATCTTTCTTCTTTATATTACATGCTAATACTTCTTTAAATTCAATATTTTTAATTCCATATGGCTTGCCATTTAATATAAAAACTCTATGATTAGGAGTCATCATAAAATCCATAGACTCATTTTTAAACCATATCATATAATCATCATAATCTTGTTTTATTATTTTATTAATATCAGCATATTCTATTTCTTTTGTGTCTATATTAAATGTTGCTATTTTTTCATCGCCCTTTAAATCTTTAAAATATTTATACCCCTCATTTGTTAATACTTCTGTTTCTTTATCAAAGCAATTAATAGTGTTTTCAATTGAGCCATTCGGGTCTTTAGGATATTGCAAAGCTTCTCCGCCTACAATAAAAGGGTCATCCATGTTTTGAATCTGTCCATCTGCAAAAACATGGGATATTCTTGTAACATCATCTAGCATAGACACCCATATTTTTTTAACCTCTAAATTTTCATGTTGCTTTAAAACTTGCGCCTCTGTTTGAGTCGAATATCCCGAAGCTGTGCCAACCTCTGTTTGAGCAATTGTCTCTGCTCTGTTTTTTGATTTTTTCAAGAACTTATCCCTTGTATTTTTAGCCACAACTGATTTATCAAGTACAATCCCCTCTGCTGCTGCCTCTATCATTACATCGTTTAAGTCCTGCACTAAATTCTTTTGTAACGTGGTTATAATTATATCCGACTGCGCCATTGAATGTCCTTTTACGAATACTGCCAACTGGCTATCTATCTTTTTATCAAGCTCATCCGAACTTAATTTCAAGCCTTTGCGGATATTGTTTTTAAATATTTTTGCAGTCCTACTATAATAATCCCTTAGTAAAGCAATTATATCAGGCTTATAAGATGTTAAATTTAAAACTTGCCTTGTATCTGTATATGTAGCCTGAAAGTCATTTGCCATTCTTGTAAAAATCCTTCGTATAGCTCTTGCAAATGATTCACCTATCTTCATTTGTATAGCCATTGATTTAGCTGCTATTTTTTGAGCTTCCTTCTTGCTATTTGCTATTGACATTTATTTCTCTTACCTTTAACATTTTAATTAATGTGCTATATACAGAATCCCTTTCTTTTACGTCATTAAATTCCCATGACGTTCTATCATTTTTATTTTTTTCAAATATAATGCAATATTGATTATCTAAATTAATTCCTTTGCTAATATTAAAGATATTATAAGTATTAACTATTCTTTGACAACCATATTTGATAAACATTTATTTCTCCTGTGAAAGACTAACTTTAAAATCGCCTAATATCAATTTTATAATGCAATTACTAAAACTTGCCATTTTAAACATCCCTATAAACTTCTATTTTTTCGCCTCATTTTATTATATTTTTCGTCTTCGCTTTCTGATTTAATTTCTTCATGTATTTCATATATACCTATAAAAAATTCTCTTATAGCTTCAGGCAATAAACTCTCATCTTTACCTAATT